GTGCTGGGCCGCGAGTACATCCGGCCGGCGGAGAGCTGGCTGCGGGGCGAGGGCATGGTTACTTTCAGCTGCCAGCCGGATCTGCAGCAGCGTGCCCGGATCATCAACGCGGTCACGTTCGAGCAGCACAGCAGAAATCTGGACATCTGGCACGGAGATTTGCAGTTTTATTGTGATCCGTGCAAGCGGCTCCTGAATGAGGGTGACAGCCTGATCACCGAGAGCGGGACGGCCATCACCAATCCAGGTAGCATGATCGCGCTTCCGCTGATCGTTATGCACGGCAGCGGGCGGGTGACGCTGCGGATGGGCGGGAACTCGCTGGTGATCCCGGAGCTGACGGACGGATGGATCATCGACGCGGAAAACAAGTGGATTTTAGGCAGCAATGGGCGGCCGCTGGCGGGCGTCTGGAGCGGGGAATTCCCCGTGCTGCCTGTGGGCGAAAGCCTGATACAGTGGACGGGCGGGATCACGAGCCTTGTGATTACCCCACGATGGAGATTTTTGTAAGACGATGGAGGTGGCGGCATGATTCAGCTTTACCCCAAGGGGCAGACAGACTTTTCCGTGAGCGGGATCGAGCTGCAGCCGCAGGAGTCCAGTATCACCTGGCAGCAGAACGGCCGGTATGATTTAAGCATGATCATCCCCCGCGAAAAATGCGAGGGCATTACTTTTGATTATGGCATGATCATCCGCGCCAGCGTGCCGGAGGAGGAAACCGGGGACATCCACCTGGGGACGGTGAGTTATTACACCGTCAACGCGGACGAGACGCCGCTGTACAGCAAGCTCCCGAGCCGGGTCCGGGCCAGCTATGACAACTGGACACCGCTGCGGTCGTACACGGCCGGGGACAAGCGGACGTACGATAAAAAAAACTGGCAGTGCCGAGTCGGCCACGGCGGGCGGAGCGTGCCGCCTCCTGACGGCAATCTGTGGACGCAGATCTCCGACTACCGGGATGTGCCCGGGACAGCCGCGGCGACGCTGAGCGCCGGGACGCAGATCATGGTCACGGCCGAATTTAACGAGGAGTATTTCGAGGCCGCCACCATCGGCGGGATCACGGGGTACATCGCGAAGGATGCCGTCACCAGCCAGGGCGAGACCGAGGACAGAATCATCCCGAGCATCACGATCAAGGAACAGTGCTTTGAGATCATCGGGATTGAAAAAGAAGAGGACGGGCACCAGATCCGCATCACCGGCCAGCATGTGAGCTATGCGCTGAGCCGGACGACGCTGGGCGAGTGCAATATCGTCGGCGTGAGCCCGGCGACGGCTTTGATTTTCATTGCCGGGGCCATGAAGGAGAGCTACGCCGGGCATCTGTACACGGACATCAGCGAGGGCACGATCAGCGCGGACTTTTCCTGGAAAAACGCGCAGGCGGCCTTGCTGGATCCGAAGGCCGGACTAGCCAACGCCACCGGCGGCAGGATCACCCGGGACGGGCTGGATGTGTATCTGCTGGCAAACCCAGAGGGGACGCCGGAATACGAGGTCGTTTACGGCGGAAACCTCAAAAATGTGCAGTGGACGGGCGATGTGGACGGCATCGTCACGCGGGTGTATCCCCTCGCCCAGCGCGAGGACGGGAGCACGCTGTTGCTCCCGGAGGAGCACATCGACACCGTCCGCACGGTGCCTTTTGTACGGCCGGAGGTTTTGAACACCGGGCTGAAAATCGGCCAGAAGGTGACGAATTCCGACGGCACAGAGGTGGAACTCACCGAGGCGGACGTCTACAGCCGGATGCGCGAGATGGCGCAGAACCGCTTTACCGTGGATCAGTGCGACAAGGCCAGCGTGCAGCTGGATCTTGACTGGATCCACATGCCGGACACGGAAGAGTATAAAGCCTATCAGGGCATGCGGAATGCATCGCCCAGCGCGTGGATCCGAGTTGTCAATGGCCCGATGGGCCTGGACACAGTGATCCAGATGACCGGTTACACATTTGACCCGATTAAGCTGAGATACAAAAAGGCCACTTTCGGGGATCAGAAGAGCACGCCCAGCGTGCCAGGGTATCAGCTGGCGAGCGGGGCGGTGACGGCCCGGGCGCTGGCCATGGGATCCGTTAGGAGCGGCGCTATCCAGGCGGATTCCATCACGGCCCGGGAGATCGAGGCCGGGAGCATTACCGCAGAGCAGATCGCCGCGCGGGCCATCACCACGGAGCTGCTCCAGGCGGGCGCGGTGACGGCGGAGGAGATCGCCGCACAGGCCATCACCACGGAAAAACTGGCCGCGCAGTCCATCACAACAGAAAAACTGGCTGCAGGGGCCATCACGGCGGATAAGATCCAGAGCGGGAGCATCACGACGGTGCTGCTGGCTGCCAATGCCGTGACGGCCGAGAAGATCGCGGCCGGAGCCGTTAATGCGGACAAGATCGCCGCGGGCAGCGTCACCGCCCAGAAAATCGCGGCGAGAGCGGTGACAGCTCAGGCCATCGATGCCGGAGCTGTCACCGCGGACAAGATCGCGGCCGGGTCCATTGACGCCAGCAAGATCAGCGCGACAGATCTGGAAGCGATACAGGCAAAACTGCAGATCGCAGACATCGCAAGCGCACAGATCGGCAGCGCGGATATCGATTTCGCTCAGGTTAAGGATTTAAACGCGCAGAGCGCCTATTTCGGGCAGGCTGTCATCCAGCAGGGCCTTGCCAATAAGCTATACGTCCCGCGGCTGTCGGTTGGATATGCCCAGATGATAGGGGCGACCGTCGGGGATCTGGTGATCCAGGCGAGCAACGGCAATTTTTACGCGCTGGATGTGGATCTGGCGGGCAATGTGACCGCCACACAGCGCACCGTGACCGCCGGGGAGATCGCCAGCGGGCACACGAACGACGGGCGGCAGTTGGTGATGGACACCGACATCCTGGCGGAGAATCTCGACACCAACAACCTGACGGCCACGCACGCGCTGATGTACTCCATCACGGCCAATATTATCGATGTAGACCAGCTTTGGGCGCGTGAGGCTTTTATCAACAAGCTCAATGTACAGGATCTGAGCAGCAACGATTATATTAAAAGCACGGTCGGCAATTGGAGCAGCGAGAGCACAATCACCCAGACCGTCAACAGCCTGAGCAGCAAGATCAGCCAGCTGGGCTATGGCACCGTGTACATGCAGCCGGACGAGCCGGATCATGACCACCTGTCTGCCGGTGATATCTGGGTCTGCACGATGACCGAGGGCAGCTGGCAGGAAGTTTACAACTCATATGACAGCTGGGAAGAAGTGTATCAGTCCGTCAGCACCTGGCAGACGCTGGGCGGTGTGCCGATCATGTACGTCTGGGATGGTCAAAAATTCCAGCAGATGTATGACGCCTTATTGCCTACGACGGTCGAGACCGAGATCCTGCAGCTGCAGGACGAAATCACGCTGCGGGCCACCAAGGAAGAGCTGGATCTGCTGAGCGGAGAAGTGACCGCCAGCGAGGCGCGGATCACGATCCTGGCCGATCAGATCGAGAGCGCGGTCAGCACGGTCAATGCCAAGGCGGCGTCCTTTGTGATGTGGGAGGATCCGCGGACGGAGTACGACGTCAGCCTGGGCGATATCTGGATCCGCGGAGACACCCGGCTGGCCAGCTGGGAAAGCGTGTATACGTATTTCGAGAGCTGGGAAGAACTCTATAACGAACACGATCGCTGGATGGACTTCCTTGGCGACGTCACCTATGTGTGGGACGGTACGCAATGGATTGAGACCAGCGACCGGGCCAGCGAGATTTTCCATCAGACCAAGATCGTCGAGACGGATCGCAGTATCACCCTGCTGGCGGAGAGCAACGCGACCCTCCAGGGCGACGTCGTCAGCATGCGGGCCAGCATCAGCGTGACGGACAGCCGGATCACCCAGGAGGTCGAGCGGGCCACACAGGCCGAGGCCGGGAAGATCGAAAAGACCACACAGTACCAGACGGCGGATGCCATCGTCAGCGAGGCCGTCAGTCAGGCGACCAGCTCCATCGGTGATACGTACGTCAGGAGCACCCAAGTGCTGCAGACGGCGGACGCCATCGTCAGCGAGGCAGTGAGTCAGGCAGCCAGAGCGGCCAGCGGGGCGTACCTGGAAAAGACGACGCAGTACCAGAGCGCCAGCAGCATCGTGACGGAAGCCATCAGGGTCAGCGGTGAAAATGCCGACCAGAAGTATCTGGAAAAATCGGAAGAGTATCAGGAAATCAGCGACATTATCAGCAAGTCACAGCAGCAGGCAAACGCAGCGGCCACCACGGCGAAAAACGCAAGCATCGCAAAGACAGAGACCTACACGACCGCGGAGTCAATCGTCAATACAGCTGTGGCCAGAGCAAAGACGGCGGCCGGGCAGAGCTACATCGCAAAGACAGACACCTATCAGACCGCTGACGCCATCGTCAGCGCGGCGGAGGGCTATGTAGACGGCGAGCTGGCCAACTACTCCACCATCGAGCAGACCAACACGGCGATCAGCGCATACGTCGCGGAGAACGCTTACGGCAAGGTCAGCGGGATCACGATCACCGCCCAGGGCGTGGACGTCAGCGGAAGCCAGCATGTCAGCATCGCGTCGGGCGGCTGGTTTAAGGTGCAGACCGGAGATTTCGGGATTGATACAAGCACCGGAAGCACCGGATACGTGATCTGGGCCGGAGGAGCATCGGCGAGCAACAGCAAATTCCGGGTGACAAAAAACGGGAAGGTTTACCTGAGTGAGCTGGTCGCAGTCGGCGAGAACGGACAGGAGACAACGGTCAACCTGTACACGGCGGGCGCCTGGAAGCTGGGAAGCGCAAACGTCAAAAACGCATCCGTAAATGGGAACGTGCTGACGATCAACCGATACCAGGGCGGAGACCTGACGGTAAATTTTATTAGAGCCGCCGCTATCAAGTCGGAACTGAGCAATGCCGACATTAAGGCAGAGCTGGAAGCGGCGGCAGATCACAAAATCATCTTTGACATCCTCAACGAAGACAACGACGATAGATATTTTGGGATCACTGTGGACGCGTCTGGCGTTTATAGCTCCGGTGTCATCGCAGGCTACAATTCCGCCAGGGGCTCGCTCTCCTGGGAGGGCGGCGTCCTGAGCGTGGCAAAGACCAACAGCTCGAGCGGGTCGGCCTTCCCGATCAGCGTGACGATCAGCGCGGGGGCATCCATCGCGTACGATCCAGAAACGCACAAATACACGGCGACCGGGTCGGCCATTGCTATGAGAGCAACCCGGGCGACGGCGACGGCGGAGTCCGGCACGGAGGCGTACAGCGCCGGAGTAACGAGCGGGCTGTCGGAATACTACAACAGCAACCGCTGGGCGAAGGCGACGGCAGCAAACAACTGGCTGGCGAAAATCCCCAACGAGACCGATACGGAGGCAGTTGATTGGGACTGCGGCGCTGGAGATGCATACACAGCAGGAGGAAATGCCGCATGGTCATCCGCTGTAGCTGGATCATCATCAGGCCGGAGTGACAATATCATCACGAGTGTGATTCCAATCACTGGCAAGCAGTTCGCAACGCTCACATATACAGTCACGGCAGATGCAAGAATTACAGGAACCAACCAGTTGACTTGCTTTGCCTTGGTTAACGATATGGGCGTCAACAACAAGAGGCTTTCCCTGCAGGTAAACGGATTGACTCCGTACTCCCATGCAGGAGAAACTGTTTATCAATACGTTGAGGGCAGACTGGTATCATTTACGATTCCATCCGATTGCAAGACGGGAACGCCTACAATCGGTTTGGCAACATAAAAAAATCAGGAGGGACGGAACCATGAAAACCACGTATTCAAAGGCGACCGATGCTTACACGACGCTGCTGAGGACAGCAAGACAGCCAGTCATGGATCTGGCGACGGCGGGACGGCTCTTCCGGTTGCGGAAGAGCCTTTTTCCTGCATATGAGTTTTGGGCGGAGATGCAGCAGCAGATCATCGACGAGCTGGGCGCCACGACCGACAGCGCTGGGCGGATCCTTTTCAAATCGGCGGAGGATGAAGCGGCCTATAAGGAAAAGATCGCGGAGCTGAACAAGCAGGAGTGCGAGCTGGATGTCGTGCCTGTGCAGATCCCGGAGGACGCAAATCTCAAGTACACGCCGGAGGATCTTTGGATCCTGGACGGCTTCGTTGAAATCGTAGCCAAAGAGGCAGAGAAAAAAGATAAGGAGTGATAACAATGGCAACAACGAAAACCCTTACCCCTACCAATCAGGCGATCACCCTGGCGGCTTTTACCGAGAAGCCCGATAACCGGACGAACGTGACGAACGACGACAAGCTGGCTGACGCAGTTAATGCGTTAAACAGCAATTTTTATGCTTCTGATCTTGGGTCAGGTACTCTTTCGGATATTCAGACATCGCTTGAAACATTAGGCGGTTCTTTAGATAACTATCAATTTAAGAATGTAAAGTTTGCAATAACAGCCGCATCCGGTTTCTTTGATGATGGTTCATATATTGGAACAATTAAGCGATTTAGTTCAGGGTACTATTGCGTTGATTTGCAAGGCTCAATACCATATAATTTTATACAAGGTGCATATAGACAAAATATAGGATGGACATGGAATAATATAAACAGCAACATTAACAATATAATAAATATTAACAATCAGGGGATATACCGGGTTGGCATGGTTGTATTTATGACGATTGCAAATGCTCTGAACGCCGGGCGTGGTACGCTTCTGACCGTCCCTACTGGAGCTAAGCCCAAAACGTGGGCAAGGGCCGTTATACGTACGGATGACGGCAAAAACTTCGGCAAAATCGACATTAATCCGGTGTCCGGCGAGCTCACATACGAAGTTGCTACCGGAGGGACATACTTCGGGACGGTAACATACATCACCGCTGACGCATATCCTACGTGATATAATTATTTTGCCAATTAAGCAGTTATGAAAGACCCAGTAGTAATAGGCGCATAGCTAACTACGCCATTACTTACAACCACTCGATACGTTGGAATACCCGTGTTGTATAAGTCTACAATGAATGAACCGTATTTATCGTTGACCTTGTATCCCCAATAGCCTCTGTAGCCGGAGCACGAAATTGTCCCGAACAAAATGCCCGTAGGCATAGAGGTAAACAGCCGTTTTATTATAAGCCACGGAGCGTCATTTTCAGAAGCGTCGATGCGCTCCATATCGTACACAGTGAATTTCGCAATTTTGCTGTTTTACGTAGTAATGATAGGTAGCGGTAGTAATGTTACGGAGCGCATGCTATAATGAATTGAGCGGTGGCGGAATAGACAGCTATCACTCCTGCGACAATAGGGGCGCAGGTCACAGCTGGTAAAGCCTGACGAGGCAATAGTAGACGCAGGTTCCCGATTACCCGGCAGGATTAAATCGGATACGGTGATGGCCATGTGAGGTGCAAATCCTCACCCGCTCAAAGAAAGGAAGACGAAATGGAAACGGTTGATTTCATTGTTTGTATTTGTTGTACGATTGTCGGAATGTATGTCGGGTTTAGGATTGGGAGAGTGTGGAAAGACTAAATCCGATCATCCTTGTGCCGTTCGAGCCAATCCTCAAGAGCCTTGCGGATGACCCATGATACAGGTCGTTCGTTCCGCTGGCAGTAGTCAAGGATTTTCTCAAGCTGATCAGGCATGAAACTGATTGACATTTTCTGGCAGTGTTCCTCTTCGGGCCTCTTTGGTCTGGGCATAAAATCCCCTCCTGTTTTACGTATTATGTAACAGGAAGATACCACGAAAAGCCTTATGTAGCAAGGCGTAGATGGCGGCGGGTGTATCAAAAAAAGCCGAGTTGCTGTTTTACGAAGTAAAAGAAAGGAACCACAATGGAGGAATGGGTTAATGTAGATGATAGATTGCCGGACAAAGAAGGGTATTATGCTGTGTATCGGCAGTGGCGTGTGAAGGATGTTAGACGGCATCTTGAGTTTACAAACAGCGATGTAAGCGTAACTTGGTATTCTGAGCTTTCAGGGTTCGGTGACGATACGGTTACTCACTGGATTCCATTGCCGGAGCCGCCAGAGGCAAAGTAGTGTTTTACGTAGTAATATACTTGAACGAAAACCAATAATTTCGTGCAAGTTTACAACAAGATTCCAACAAGATTTCAACAAGATTTTACAAGGAGGTGGGAGCATGACAATCAAAGAGGCGCTTTATGCGACTATCAGGACGGACACGTACGACCTCAAAACGATCCTCAGCCGGATCGAGTTTTTTTATGCCAAGGGCGAGATCACCGAGGACGACCGCGTCGCACTGATCGAGGCGGCCAGGGCGCGGGCCATCGATGCCATGGGGATCGACGTCAAGGCGGAGATTAACGCCATCATGCAGCGGATCGTAGCCATCGAGGCCAGAGTGACAGCCATCGAGGAGGAGCTCAAGCCGGAGCCAGGCCCAGGCCCGGATCCTGAGCCGGAACCGGAGATCCCCGACTGGGTGCAGCCGACAGGAGCACATGACGCATACAACGTCGGCGACCGGGTGCGCTATCAGGGCAAAATCTGGGAGAGCACCATCAACAGCAATGTATGGGCGCCGGATGTGTACCCGGCTGGCTGGAAAGAGATAGAGGTCAACGCCGCGGAAGAGGCGGCGGAGGATCAGGCGTAAACGCGCATGTGCTCGCGCTGGAGATCCACGCGGTCTTCCTTGGCATAGATCAGCGTGGTCTCCGGCTTGGCGTGGCCCATGAGCGCCTGCAGCTTATCCAGCGGCATGCCGCCGCGGAGGCCTGAGGTGGCGAAGGTGTGGCGGAGCTTATGCGGATAGACATGCAGGCCGGTGCGGGCGGAGGCCTTGGTGAGGACGTTTTCCAGCGCCTTGACGCACATCCGGCGGGCTGGCTTCCGCTCCGTGACAAAAAGGCTTGGACAGTCATCCGAGCGGGTGGCCAGGTATTTTCTGAGGGTCAGCTCGCTTTCGGCATTGAAAAAGACCGTGCGGCGCTTATCGCCTTTGCCGTGGCGGATCACGACGGAGCGGGAAACGAAATCGACGTCCGCGATGTCCACGTCGCGGCACTCGCTGACGCGGATCCCCGTCGAGTACAGGAAATCGACAAGGGCCTTTTCACGGATCGACTGGCATGACCAGCGGAGCTCCTCAAGCTCGTATGAAGTGAGCGGCTCGCGGACGGGCGGCTGGTGCTTGATTTTTTCAACCGTCGCGCAGGGATTGCGGATCAAATATTCATTATCAACCATCCAGGAGAAAAAGGCTGACAGGATCCGGCGGATGTTATCCAGATAAGCATCGGAACAGCCGCGCTGATCCTTATAAAAATACAAGTATAGGCGGATGTCGTTGGCGCGTATATCCGGGTAAGCCTTTCCAACACGGCCGAAAAAGTCGATCAGGCGGAGACGGTAAATGTGGAGCGTGCCTGGGGAAAGATTTTCAACGGCTTTGCTGGCGAGATAGTAACGGACGACATCCGGGACGCCGTCGGCCGGGATGATCTCGACCGGGCGCCGGGATATCTCATATTCCGGGAGGGTGGCGTCCAGGATAGCAAGGACGCTGCGGAGCTGATCCTGCGGGAGGCGGTCAAAGAGTCTGGCCGCGATTTCGGTTCTGAAATTTTCGGAATGATCACCATGATTGGACACAAAAAACACATCCTTTCTTTTTTAGCTTGCATAAGCGCAGAAGGATGTGATAAGATTCTTATCTGGAGGGTGTGCTACGACCACATCTTCCGCCGGAGCGTATCGCGGGGACCAGCCGCGAGCGCTCTTTTTATATGCAATTTACAGATACATTATAGCATAAAACTCAATAAAAAGGAAGGGCGGAGGCTTATGAGCTGGATCGGCTGGGTGATCGTCGTGGTGCTGGGGATTAACTTCTTGCTGATGGGCAGCATGATCCTGTGGATCCTGTGGAGAGAGAGGGCAAGGAAATGAATAGTATTGATCAGATCGAAGAGATGCGCGAGGCGCTGATCCAGCAGGGCGCCACCAAGGAAGAGATCATCCGAAAGATCGGGCCCGCCTGCGCCGGCTGGCCGTACGTCTTCGGGGCGTGGGGCGAGGAATGCACACCAAAGGGCCGAAAGAAGCGCGCCAGGGATGATCATCCGACCATCGTCAGCTCCTGCCAGGTGCTCAGCGGAAAGGCCGGGACATGCGCCGGGTGCAAGTGGGATCTGCCTGTGCGGATGTATGACTGCCGGGGCTTCGTCAAGTGGCTTTTCGAGCAGGCCGGCATCACGATCGAAGGCCAGGGCAGCACCAGCCAGTGGAAGGCCAAGAGCAACTGGGTCATCCAGGGGCCGATCAGCGAGATGCCCGAGGACAAAATCTGCGCGGTTTTTACGGGAAACGAAACCACTAAGGACCACATCGGCGTTTACCTGGGCGACGGATCCACCATCGAGTGCTCTGTTGGCGTCCAATACTTCAAGCCGATGAAGAGCAAGTGGAAATACTACGCGCTGCCGGCGGGCCTGTACGGGGATCAGCCGCAGCCGCAGCCGGACAAGGATCCGGACGGACGGCCGACGCTCAGGCGCGGGAGCAAGGGCGAGTATGTGCAGCTGCTGCAGACCAAGCTCATGCAGTTGGGCTACTCGCTGCCAAGGTATGGCGCTGATGGGAGCTATGGCAGCGAGACCAGCAGCGCGGTGATTAACTTCCAGCGGGACAACGGGATCGCGAGTGACGGCGTATGCGGCCCGCGGACCTGGGAGGCGCTTGACCTGTCCGAGCCCATGAAGCTGTACACCGTGTATATCCCGCACCTGCCGCTGTACAAGGCGGAGGCCTTCGTCGCGGCTTACGGCGGGGCGTACATGTCAGAAGAGGAAGGGGGCGGGATCTGATGGATGCCTGGGAGATTATCAAGGCCGCAGGCGTGCCGGCGCTCCTGCTGGGGGTGATCATCACCAGCTGGGTGCAGATCCGCAGCGTTAAGAGAGGCGTGCAGGCGCTGCTGCGGGACCGGTTGATACAGGGGTATAAGTTTTACCGTGTCCAGGGATGGGCCGATGAGGACGACCGGTCAAACCTGGAAAATATCTACGTGCAGTATCACAACTTGGGGGCCAACGGCGTCATGGATAACTTGCGGGGCAAGTTTCTCGCGCTGCCGCTGGGCCCTCAAACGGCGGTACAGCAAAATCAGGCGCAGGCTGTGCCGGCCGTACAGGCAGCGCCTGGCACGAATACTATTAAATAAGGAGGGCGCATGGATGATGAACTGGGATTGGAAAAAGTGGGCAGTGGCCGCGCTGATCAGGGCCGTGAAGACCTTCGCGCAGACGCTGGCTGGGTGTATCGCTGTGGGTGCAGCAGTGGAGGAGGTACAGTGGCTCCGTGCTCTCTCTGTGAGTGGAGTCGCCTTTGTGCTGAGCATTTTGACCAGCCTGGCCGGCCTGCCGGAGGTGGAGCGGACCCAGGAGGATGAGGTCGTGAAAACGGATCCTCCTGATGGCGAAAATGATTAATAATGATTAATAATGACGATCCCGGGCTTCGGCCCGGGATTATTTTTTTTGCAAAATATTTTATATAAATTCACATTAACTATTGACTTTATATAAACTATAATATATAATTAAGATGCCCTCAGAGAGAGGGCCACAAAAAACGGGAGGGACGAAAAAATGAGTGAGAATATCATGGAGCGCATCGAAGAGCTGGAAGGAATGGGTTTCAAGCGGTGGACAAAGAGCGGCATGGATCGGATGTATATTAACGCAAACGCGCTGGGGCTGAACTTCACAAGGTACAAGAGCGGCAGCGTAAGTTCAGCATGGTTCAAGGGTGAGAGCATCAGCAACAGCGAGTGCCGCCGGATGCTGAACGCAAAGACATATATTGACCTTAAGCTCCAGAAGGTTTTCAGCGATAACGAAACGCTTGGGCAGACTGCCGCCGAAATGGCTGGCTTGGAATACGCGAACTGATAAAAGGAGGAACGAAAAAATGAAGAAGATCATCAATGGCAAATTGTACGACACAGAGACGGCAAAGGAAATCGGGTGCCATTCCTACGGAGAAGGGCCCAGGGATTTCCGGCACTACACAGAAATCCTTTACAGGAAGCGCACGGGCGAGTATTTCATCTGGGGCGAGGGCGGGCCGATGAGCCGATACTCTAAATCGGTCGGCATGAATGAATGGACGGGAAGCGAAAGGATCACGCCCATGGACTACAAGGCCGCCAGAGAGTGGGCAGAGGAGCACATGGACGCGGACGATTATCAGGCAGAGTTTGGTGAGGTCAGCGAGGGCGGCGATGAGCGGACAGTGCTCTCCATCAGCCTGGACGCGGCCACCGCCGACAGAATCCGCAAGCAGGCCCAGGAGGCTGGCCTCAGCATCAGCACCCTGATCGCTTCAAAATTCTGAGATAAAGTTGCCCCCGGATTGCGGTCCGGGGGCGTTTTTATTGTTAGGAATACGTTAGGAATAGACTTCTTTTTTGTGCTTTTTCCTGCTGCTTTTGATGGCTGCGAAATGGACACAAGAAAACCCGCGAGCCCTTATATCTCGCGGGTTTGAGCGGAGAAGCCGGGATTTGAACCCGGGCTGGCTTTAACACCACTACTCCCTTAGCAGGGGTCGGCAAGGGCGTTGTATATCAATGGCTCCGCGTCCAGATGTTAGGAATAGGTTAGGAATAGGCCTATTGTTAGTCCGCTTTTCTGATCGTGTTGACCGCTGCCAGCGCATCGTCCTGATCCGGGTGCGCGTACCGGTCCAGCATACGGGCCGTTGACCAGCGCATGACCTTCTTGACGGTCTGCGGCGCGATGTTTTCGCTGATGGCCAGGGCCGTCGCGGTCGTGTGCCGGCAACTGTACGGCGGCAGGTCCCGGCAGCCGGCATCCTTCAGCACGGCATGATAGGTATCGTACCACAGCTTTTCATCACGCTTCCAGATGTAGCCGGATGGCTGGGCATGGGCGATCAGATCCTGCACCAGCGGGACGATGTCATCCGCCAGGACGATGTCGGTCTGCTTCCGGACCTTCGTTTTCATGCCGGCGCCGTGGATCCGTCGGCCGTCGATGTCAATCTGGTCTGCGCGGAGCTGCATCGCCTCGCCTGGCATCATGCCTGTGTAAATCATCAGCAGAGGAACCGCCGCCCGGATGTCGCCGGATTCGTAGCGCTTCCACAGGGCCCGCTGCTCCGTCTCGCTGAAGGGCGTCTGCTCCGTTTCCTCCAGGGACGGCAGCCGGATGAAGGACGGCAGGTCTGCCTTCGCATATCCGTCCGCTGCGGCGATCCGGAAAAGATTGGTCAGAAGCGTGCGGACGTCCCGGGTGGTGTAATAGGAGGCGCACTCCTTTTTGACCACCGTCTGCAGGTCCGCCACCATCAGCTGATCGATGCGCGTGCCATGGATGGCGGCGAGCTTCTTCCACGCGGTGCGGTACGCCTGCTTCTTGGAAGCGCTCAGAGCCTCATACGCGCCGCCTTTGTATGTTTCCCAGTACTCCGCCAGGGTAGGCGCCAGGGCGGCCTTCTGGGGCCCGTTTTTGAGGATTGGGCAGTGCTGCAGCGCCGCGTCCCGCGTCTTGAATCCGCCCTTGGAGCGGGTGATCTTCTTCCGGGGCAGCGCGTTGTCCGGGTTGTCCGGATCATACGGCGGGAGATCTTCATATTTCAGGACCACCTGCGCCGTCCAGGTGGATCCGCGCTTGAATGCCGTGCCGGTCCCGTTGCCGCGGGACTTGGTGCGGCTCTTTTTTTGTGCCGTCAGCTTTTTTCCGCACTGGGGGCAGTAGACCGCGCCCTCCGGCGGCTGGGCTTTACAGGATGGGCAGAGCATGGCGTCATCTCCTCACGGCAACCGGGCAAAGATCAGCTCCGGCCAGTCTGTCATATACAGGGTATCGTCCTCCTTGTTATAGTATACTTCGATATAGGTGATCCCGGAGGTGGGCACGCGGATGTGATCATCCACAACCTCGAAGACGCCGCTGTACATCTCCTCCTTGAAGACCTCAGTCTTTGCAAAACCGCCTCCCTCAATCAGCCAGAATTCAAAGTAAGCGGAGGCTGATGGCTTGACAATGTCCAAATAATAGAGCACAGCGTCACAGGTACCTGTGGATCCGTGCTTCTGGGCAACCCACTTCCCGTAGAACGGCGAGTTCCCTGTGGCGGCCAGGGCAGCGGCCGGGAGCAGCAGGGATAGGATCAGGATGACGGTGATCAGTTTCTTCATGGCTTTTCCCCTCCGTATTCATGATAATTCGGGTCGTACATGTCGTCGCGGCGGATGTGCGCCTTTTCATGCAGGTAGGTCTGTTGATTCTGTTCGTGGGTGAGGCGGGCATTCAGGACGATGTACGCCTCTCCGTCTTCGTCATGGTAGCAAAAACCACGGACGCTGGTGGGCAGATCCACCAGCCGGGCTTCCATCTCATCCATCGGCATCACTCTCCGTCACGCTCTTTTAATATGCTCGCGGCCACCGCCAGCATCGTCTCGACGTCCGCGCTGGACATTTTGCGTGTCCTGTCGAAAAGGAGGCCGAGGCGCGGGTTCTGGTGGAGCGCTTCCAGGCGCTCCTCATCCTCTGTCCTGATGGAACCGGCAGCCGGCACAAGCTCCACAGGGTTGATCTTAAGCACCTGAGCCAGAGCGGCGATTTTGTCCCGGCCCATGTTCTTGATCATGCCTGTCTCCCACTTGCGAACGGTGGAACGGCCAACACCGACCGCCTGGGCGACTTCCTCCAGCGTCAGCCCGAGCTCCTGCCTGCGGTTCTTGATTTTGTTTGCAATTTCACACATTTTTCAGCCCTCCTTCGTGGGATTTCATTATATATTAATGATGTCGAAAAAGCAACAAAAATTTCAAATAAGGGTTGACAAGTATCTTAAAGGACACTATAATGGATTGTGTCTTGAAAGATACAACAGGACAATATATAGTGTAAGGGAGGGAAAAATGGATGAATGCACGGGAACTGAAGGCGCAGATGGTCCGGAAAGATAAATCAGTGGATCAGCTCTGCACAGCGCTCGGGATCAGCAGATCTGCCTGGTTCCGCAAGGTTGGCGGCGAAAGCGAATTTACCCAGGGCGAAATCGCCGGACTCCGTTTTGAACTGGATCTGGACGATCATCAGACGGCAGCTATTTTTTTTAGCGAAGAAGTGTCCTAAATGACACAACTAAAGGAGGAAGGAACGATGGATTTTTACATGAGCGGCGAGGATTTCAAGAGCCTGGTGCTGCAGACGCTGCTGGATGAGCAATGGCCCATGAAGCCCCCGGCCACCGATGAAGGAAAGACGGATTTCATCGTGTACACCGCATACGCCAATGAGGGCATGCGCGAGCTGGCGGACGCCCTGATCCGGAAGCTCGAGGACAAGGCAAAAGAGGAGGACGAGTGAAATGACCTTTGAGCAGATCAGCCGCATGAATGACGACTGGATCACGCCCGCGGTGGCGGCCAGCGCCATGCGGATGGATCCCGGAAGGCTGATCGAATACGCCAGGAGCGGGCAGCTGCCCTTTGCTGTGCAGATCAGCGGAAACCGGGTCAAGATCGCCAGGGAGAGCTTCCTGGATGCCTACGGGTACGGCAGCAGGCTGAGCATGAACGGGCAGACGGTCGAGGTGCCGGAGATAAGCGCCGCAGCCAATCAGGCGATCGTGATCCAGCTGCTGCGGGAGATCCGCGAGCTGACGGCGATGATGCAGAAGACCTTGGAGGGAGGGCGCAAAAATGATGACGGTTAAATACCGCACATATAAGACCATGATGGGCCGGAAGATACGCGTGCGGATGACTCCGTACGAGATCTGGGAGCGGCGTGCATACTGGGCAGCGGTCACGCTGCTGCCGATCGGCGGGATGCTCCTGCTGTTTAAGATCTGGCTGTCGCTGGGGTGATCATATGGCAGAGATCAGGACGGAGGAGCAGCGCGAGGAGATCGCCCAGGAGTGCTTAAGGATCGAAAAGGCCGGCGGGGACGTGCTTGGATACCTGCACGGGCTCAACTACATCTCCGCCAGGGCGACCTGGATCCGGTTGCAGAAAGAATTCCTCGGGCGGAGGAAAGAGTGGCAGCTGACGGACGGCAAGCCGAAAAAGAAAAAGGAGGCGGTTATGGTGGCAAGACCGGGACGGGGGAAGTATGAGAAGCATCTTTTCAGCCTGCTGGATGGAATGGATGCGGGGGAAGACCGGGACAAGATTTTGCAGGGACTCGGATATGAGGATCCAAGGAAAGCATATCAGAATCTGCGGCTGTACGCGCGGCAGCGGCACCCGGAGGTGATGGACCGTTTTCCGGATCTGATCAAGCGCAAGGCGGACGCTCAGCGGAAGCCCGGGAAGACGAAGGAAGAGAAGGAGGTGAAGGAGACCATGAAGGACACGGAGGAGGTGACGATTGAACAGACGGCGGAGCCTGCGGCGCTTGTGCCGGAGGAGGGCATTCCGGAGGAACAGGTGCCGGCGGTGACCGATCCGGAAGACGGCTTCGTCGTGACGGCCGTGCAGTGCGCCGGCCTGGGCGAGTTTTACTACGACCACCTGCACGAGTGCATCGACTGGCGCGACGGCTACGGCGATGAGATCAGCCTGGGCGTAGACGGGTGGCGGATGCTCATGGAGAGGCTGCCGGCGATCCTGGCGAGACTGGGGGTGACGGTATGAGCGAGGCGCGCGTGATGCCGCTGGCGGATGTCAACGCGATCTATGAGCGGGATCTGAGCCGGTACCCCGACAGGATCCGCGTAGCCATGGAGGACGGACAGGTGGTGTACTACCGGATCGACGACCGGCAGATGCATCCGTCCCTCGCGGCAGCGCTCAACTGCCTGATCAGGATCCGGCCAAACGGAGAAGGCAGACATGAAAAAAAATGACCGGGGAGCTGCTGGCACAGCCCCACGGTCGGAGACGGGAGATCTTACCTGAAAATTATAACACAGAAGGAGCTTAGAGAGCAATGAGACCTTTATATGAAATTGATAGGTCGATCCTCGGATGCGTGGATCCGGAGACCGGCGAGATCGTGGACGCGGAGGCGCTGAGCGCCCTGCAGATGGAGCGGGAGCGGAAGCTCGAGGGCGTGGCCCTGTGGATCAAGGATCTGGCCTATGAGGCGGAGGCCGTCAAGCACGAGGCTGACCGGCTGAACGACCGGAAGAAGAGCCTGGACAAGCGGATCGCCGACCTGAAGAACTGGCTGCTTGGTGCGCTGGGCGGCGAGAAGCTGCGGACGCCCCGGTGCAATGTGTACCAGACGCACAGCCAGCGGCTGGCCGTTGAGAACGAAGCGGAGCTGATCAGCTTCCTGCAGACGCTCGACAACCCGGAACAGTTCCTGCGGTTCAAGGAACCGGAGCTGAAGAAGGATGAGATCAGGAAGGCCATGAAGGCGGACTTCGTCATCCCCGGCGCGAGCCTGGAAGAGACGGAAAGTGTGGTGATTAAGTAATGGGCATTCCTGTGCTGATCCTGGGCGAAAGCGGAAGCGGGAAGACCTACAGCATCAAAAACATGGACCCGGAGACAACCGGGATCCTGATGGTCGAGAAGGGACGGCTTCCTTTCCGGAAGCCCTTCCCCAAGACCCGCACAAACGCCGGGTATAACGTGATTATGGCCACACTCAAGGCCCACAACATGAGCCGCTACGTGATCGACGACAGCCAGTATCTGCTGGTGAATGAATTCTTCGACCGCGCCAGGGAGGCCGGATACGGGAAGTTTACGGACCTGGCGCTCAACTTTCGGAACCTGATCCACTTCGTGATCCGCGGGACGCCGGACAACTGCATCGTGTACTTCCTGCACCATGTGGAGACCGACGCCAACGGGAAGCTCAAGGCCAAGACCATCGGGAAGCTGCTGGATGAGAAGCTGACGGTCGAGGGGCTTTTTGATATCGTGCTGCGGACGCAGATTGAAAACGGCGAGCATTTCTTCATCACCCAGAGCGACGGGAGCGACACGGTGAAGAGCCCGGAAGAAATGTTTGAGAAGAAGATCCCCAACGACCTGAATGAGGTCGACCGGGCGATCCGGGAATACTACGGGCTGAACGATGCACCCACGCCGGCGGAACCGGCTGGAACTAAAACAGAGGTCGTCATGAGCGACAGAATTGGAGGATGAACATATGAAACCCATCAACGGAGCCAAAGCGGAAGCACCCACCGGCGGAGCCTATCCCATGCTGCCCAAGGGGCTGTATATCGGGACCATCCAGGCGGTCAAGATCGACGGAAACGAGCCTGATCAGCAGCTGGTGATCAGGCTGGACATCAGCGAGGGCGAGTTTGCCGGATACTACACCAAGCGGTACCACCACGACAAGGAAGCCGGCGGGCGCTTCGAGGTGCGCTACAAGGGCGACTGGCGCCTGCAGATCCCGAACGAGGCGAACCCGAAGCGCCAGCATTATGATTGGGACCTTCGGAGCTTCAACAACTTCATCTTCGCCGTGGAGGACAGCAACGAGGGGTATCACTGGGACTGGAACGAGGGCGGACTGAAGGGGAAGACCGTCGGCATCAACGTGCGCCAGGGGAGCTACAACGGGAATCCGTACACAGTCATCGGACGCCTGGAGAGCGCCAAGGCCATCCGCGAGGGCAAGGTTCGCGTGATGAAGGACATGGAGCCCCGTGGGGACGCCTTCGAGCCCGCCGCGCCGGACGGCTTTGTGGCGGTCGAGGATGAGGACGTGCCCTTCTGATGGTGCTGTATGAGGATACCCGCCAGCAGGCCGGGAAGCACAGGAACATTCATGCCTGGTGCGAGCGGGAAGGGATCCGGATCATCCGTCAGGCGCTCAACGTCGGCGACTACCAGATCGCCGGGAAGGGCGACATCAGCGTGGACACCAAGCAGGGCGTGCTGGAGCTGGCGGGAAACGTCTTTCAGGACCATGAGCGCTTCCGCGCGGAGTGCATCCGTGCCCAGGAGTGCGGGATCCGGCTGATCGTGCTGATCGAGGAAAACCTGCCCGGGGGCCGCCTGGACTTATGGCGGCCTCCGATCGCATGGAACGGGAAGCCTGTGGCGCGGTTCGATCCTGCGGTTTTGCGGAAGGCCATGATCACCATGCAGAAGGAATACGGCGTGAAGTTTAGATTCTGCGACGGGAGAAGCACCGGGCGGGTGCTGATTGATTACTTAACGGAAAAGAGACTGTAAACGCGGCGGGAGGCGCGGGGCTGATGACGGATATACGGTATTTTTCTGAACAGGTGAAGGCCTCCGTCTCCTGCCGGCAGTTGCTGGAAGCCGCCGGCACGAAGGTCGACCGGCACGGCTTCGCGGTGTGCCCGCTGCACGGCGACAAGGACGCGAGCCTCAAGGTCTACGACGGCGGGCGCGGATGGGTTTGCTACGGATGCCACAAGGGCGGCGACGTGATCAACCTGGCGCGGGAGCTCTACGGGCTCTCCTTTCCGGAGGCCGTGAAGCAGCTGAACGATGACTTCGGGCTCGGGCTCGACATCGGCGGGAAGCCGGACAAGGGCAAGATGCTCGCCTGGAAGGCGAAGCAGGCCGCGGAGAACGCCCGGAGGCAGCGGGAGGAAAAGCAGGCCCGGCAGTTGGAGAGCGACTACTGGGACGCGTTTGACATGTGGCTGTGGCTGGACCGAAAGATCGCCGAAATGGAGCCAGAGCGCGGCGGCGAGTGGCCGCCCGTTTTTAAGGGATATCTGGAAATGAGAGCCGCGATGAGAGAGCGGATTGAAGAGATCGAAGAAAGGAGGAGAGAGATGAATGGACGGACCACTGGAGTATGAGGAAATACAGGGACTTGTGAATAAATATGATTATGACCGCTTCATGAGCGAAGAGCCTTTTGAGTTTTTGAAGAGCATTGACGACGAGCTGACCCGCGCCAGGACGCAAAGCGCCATGCGCGAGCGGGCCATCAGGTGTGGCGTGAGCGCGAAGACCTTCGACGCCATGGCGCGGGCCGCCCTGAAGGAAAAGAAGGCCGAAGAGGCGGAGGCGCGCAAAAGGGCCGCGGACGACAAAAAGCGCGAGGCCATGGAAGAAGTCGACCGCCTGCGCGGGACGCTCCGCGGGCTGAGAGATATGCTGGACGGGGATCCGTGCTTCGGGAAGTACATATGCACCGACACGGAGATTTTCTACACCGGATTCCGCGGGGAAAAGGTCGACGTATGTGGGCATCCGCTTTTTCCGACCATGCGGTATGTGAATATCGAAAGCGGGAGCGAGCTGCTGGATCTGAGCTACAAGATCGACGGGAAATGGCGGACCAAGCGCCTGATCGACCGGAAGACCGTCAGCCAGAGCCGGACCATCACCGCGCTGAGCGAGTTCGGCATGGACATCACCAGCGAAAACGCCAAGGAGGTCGTGCGGTATCTCGCCGAGATCGACACGAAGAACCGGGACATCATTCCGAGGAAAAAGACCGTCGGTCACCTGGGATGGGTCGACGGATACGGCTTCAGCCCGTACATCGACGGCGTCGAGTATGACAGCAGCGGAAAGTATGCTGATGCCTACGAGGCCGTGCGGACGGAGGGGAGCTTTGAGACATGGAAGGCGACCGCCGCAAAGGTGATGGAGGACCGGCAGTACCTGCCCGCGCGGATCCTGATGGCCGGGAGCATCGCAAGCGTGGTTCTGCGGTGGACATGCCAGCAGCCTTTCATGGTGCATATGTGGTCCGCGGAGAGCGCAACCGGGAAATCCGTATCCATGATGCTGGCCGCATCCATATGGGCGAATCCGGAGCTTGGGCGGTACGTGCGCAGCATGAACGCCACCAAGGTGGCAAACGAACAGCTCGCGGGGTTCTGCAATAACCTGCCGCTGTTTCTGGATGAGCTGCAGACCGTACAGCGGGGCGTGGACTTTGACGAGATCATCTACATGCTTTGCGAGGGCACCGGGAAGGCCAGGGGCGCCAAGGACGGCGGACTCCGCGAACAGGCGCGGTGGCTGAATGTGATTATCACCAACGGCGAGCAGCCCATCAGCCTCGAAAGCCGGGCCGGCGCCGCCAACCGCGTGATCAGCATCGAGACCAGCGGGGCCGTGATCCCCGGCGACATGAGCGAATATGCCGACACGCTGCGCGGGAACTACGGACACGCCGGGAAGATGGTGCTGGAGCGGATCCAGAGCGTGCCGGAATTCACGGACAAGATCAGGGCGATGTATCAGGGTATGAAGCGCAGGCTTGCGCGGCAGGTGACCGGAAAGCAGGCAAATTATGGGGCCGCGCTGCTGGTCGGCGACGCGCTTCTGAACGCGATCATCTTCGCCGGGATGGGGTTCCGGCCGCTGACCACCGACGACATCCGGCCATACCTCGCCACACAGGAGATGGTCGACACCAACCAGAAGGCCCGGGAATGGCTGGTCGGATTCGTCGCCAGCAACGCCGCGCACTTCCGGCGGACCGGGGATACCGGCGCGCTGGGGCCGGCCGGCGATGTGTACGGCGAGATCTGCGACGACGGCAGCGTGAAGATTATCAGAAGTGTTTTGAAGGATCAGATGGAGAAGCGCGGGTGGACCCTGGCGAGCTTCGCCAAGTGGTGTGACGATCACGGGATGCTGAACACCAACCACAGCCGGACCAACCGGCACTGGGCGGTCTGGAGCCAGATCAGCGGCCTGCAGACCGGGACCGACGTGTTCCACTTCCGGCCGGGCATGTTCGCTGAGCAGCCGATTCAGGTCGATGAGCCGACACCGTTTGACGTATGATCCGGGGCTTATTTTCACAAAATCACTTCACACGGCGGTTTTTTGTATGTGTATATAGGAGTAAAAAATTTTTTCATATATGTCGGATATAGGTAAAACGTCTACGCGCGTATGCATTATTAAAAAGTGTGATGTGATGTGAAAATGTGAAAATAAATAGATTATTTAAGATTATTCTTAAGATTATTTATGACTTACGACCGACAGAAAGAAGGAACAGCACCATGTTGCAACCATGTCCGTGCAGAGACTGCGAGCGGAGGAAGTTCCTCTGTCACAGCAGCTGCAAAGAATATCAGAATTGGAAGAATGAGTATGAGACCGTCCGCGACGCCCTGGCTGAAGAGCGCGCAGTCTACTCCGAGCCGGCCAGGCGCATCATGCTGAAGATATGGAGGCGGATGAAGAAATGAAGGATGTGAAGAAGAGCTTCATGCTGCCCGATGACCAGTGCGAGCGGCTGCATCGGAATGAATACACAGGGCTGAAGATGCTGCTGGCTTTTGTCAGCATCTCCGCATATGCCAGGGAGGATCTGCAGAAGCGGCTGGAGTGCGTGCCGCATGGGAAGGAACGGATGAATATGGCCGTCGGGGGGCTGCGGTCGGTGTGCAATGACCTGATCGGCACCGTCAGCCACGCCCAGTGCCGGCAGATCATGGGCACGATGCGGGATTATGACGTCCGGCTGATCCCGAAGCTCACGCCCGGATCGACCAATATCATCATGACGCGCGAGTCCGGCAAGGAGCTGATAGACCTTGCCAGGGAAAAGTGCCACGGCTGCACCGAGGACGGCGACAGCTGCAGGAAGTGCCGGCTGTACAAGATCCTGGAAGGCACCACGCCGCTGGACAGCTACGGGAGCGGGCTGATCTGCCCGTATTCGCTGGCAGAATGGGAGTGAGTGAGATGGGCAGGAATGATGATGTGATCATCCGGGCCGCTGAGGCCTGGCTGACGGAGCCCGCGCCGATCCTCGCCTGTGAGGACTGCTTTTATGCCGCTGGGTGCGACGGGTGCCGGTGCGCCCTGGCGGATGCGCTCGAGGAGGGCGGTGACGACTATGGCTGACGCGGCCAAGGTGATCCGGGGGCTTGAGTTTTGCCTGAAGGTGGCCTGCACGGCATCCTCCGGCGAAAAGTGCCCGTACATCGGATCAGGGGGCGCGGATGGGTGCATTTATGAGATGCAGAGCGACGCGCTGCAGTTGATCAGGGCACAGAATCAACAGATATGGGAGCTGCTGAGTGAAAAAGATGAAAAGGCGGTGAAACTGGATGAAAGATAATAACACTGTAAGAAGTGGGATAAATTTCTTTGAGTTGCTTGGTGTCGTGTTTATCATTCTGCGCCTCTGCGGCGTGATTGACTGGCCGTGGGTGTGGGTGCTGGCTCCGATCTGGGTGCCGATCGGCCTGTGGCTGCTGGCCGTGCTGATCGCTTTTATCGTGGCAGCGAGAAAAAGGAGATGATTGAATGCCAAACTGGTGTGAAGGCAATGTGCGGTTCAGAGGAAAGCAAAAAGACATAAAGCGTTTTCTGATGAATGAGATCATTGCATGCAAACATTGTAAAGACGGCGAAGAATTCAAAACTGTGGAGTATAAGCCAACAATAGAAGATAAAGACTATATGATACTCATTACAAAAGAAGACGAACATAGTTGGTTTTGGTTTAAAGATACACGGCGTTATTTTCCACAGGACGATGCGCTTGAAATATGGATGGAAGCCGATTCGCCTGATGAAGAAATCGTTGTCTGTATTGAGAACATACGAGCTGCATGGTCTTTTGAACGATGTGAACAGTGGGTAGAATTCGCAAAGAAATATGAAATTGATGTGAAACTGACAGGATACGACAGAGGTATGATGTTCAGCCAAATAAAGACAATCTTTCGGAATGGAAAGGTGAAAGATGAAACCAAGGAATATGAATCGTGGATGGATTGGATGTGGAATTGTCCACAGCCGAATAACGGCGGCTGAGAGTTAAAGACAACAAGTGACTAAATAACGCAGGGAGGGTCGGTGAAGTGAATGGACAGGGGAAAAATTATCAAAGGGCTAGAAATATGTGTATCTCGTGTTCCAGGTGAATATGGCTGTGCCAAATGTCCTTATGAGATCTGTGGAAATAACTGCGAGATACAATTGACAAAGGATGCCATTGCCATGCTGAAAGAGCATGGACACGGCGAAACGTTTATTGTCATTGACAACAAAACCGGAGAAGAAGCAGACACATACAGCATCGCATTACATGAGGATTGGGCAAAACATCTCTGCTATTGTGATATAGACGGTTGGGCAATACAGGATGACGGAACGCTTTTGCTTATCGATGATTGCGGACGGGTCGCATATGCGGACAGAGAAAGGTTCAAGGTGAAGTGGGAATGATTGTGATAACTACCATGGATTTATTACCTGAACATTGTTTTGAATGCCCGTGTCATGATGGCGAGAGCGGGTATTGCCAAGCTGATGCAAGCCACAGATATTCGGATTACAGACCTTTTTGGTGTCCACTAAAAGAAATTGTCAGCTGTCATAATTGCAAGCACGCAACCATGACGAGTGATGGCAAGATGTGTAAATACTGTGAAATGGACACAGACGATTTCGGAGATCAGCGAGATGTTTACCGCGATGCAGAATGGTTCTGCGCAGACGGAGAAAAGAGGTGAAATCTGAATGAGCGAAACACGGTCAAAGCGTAAAGTTGAATTTATCGAATCATACTGGACGGGTGGGGAGCTTGGATCAGACTACCAGTGGTGCGATAATCATGGAGAACTTATCAGATGTAAAGACTGCAAGTATTGGTCTAATGAAAAAATAAATGATTTTAACAAATGCAGAAGATGGATAAATGTTGGTGTTAAAAACTTTGCCACGATGGGTGATTGGTACTGCGCTGACGGGAAAAGAGAGGCAGAAATAAAATGATAACCGAGGCTGACGGATTCAAGCACGTGGAGGGACACGACTCAGAACGTGCAGGGATCCATGCGACATATGATAATACCGTGATGCTACATGAGCAGGTCAAAGATCTGCGGGAGATTATGGAGAAGACAATCCAGCTTCTGGAGAATATAGTCCAGAAGCTGGAAGGGGGGAAAGCGGATGAGTATTAAGAACGGGGTATGGCATAATGCAGTTGTGGATCCGCCAGGAATGGAGCATATTAATAAGCCTGTGCTAGCCGTGCGGAGAATCGGCGCAGGAAAGAACGCATACGACAGGATCGATTTTGCCATCTATAATGCGAGCAGCATCTGGGAAGGGACATGGAACAAGCGCGGCGTGATCTACTGGATGCCGTTGCCGAAGATCCCGGGAGAGGATGACACTGATGGTAAATAAATGCAGGCAAAGCCAAAGCCGGTTTTTCTGCATCAGCTGCGGGCAGGAGGGCGTGCCGATCTGGCGGAAGGTTGGCAAGCAGCACAAGGCCGGGCACATGAAGGGCCTGTACTGCATACGTTGCCGGATGGTAATTAATCATTACGAGGCGAAGACAGACGATGACGTCAGGCGTTTCCGGGAACGCTTTGAGGCGGGTGAGTTCAAGGAAGCGGCAGCGGAGTCTGTTGAGTTCGCTAAGAGGGAGGGGCTGTAATGACAAGAAAGCAGGAGATCCTTGCGGACTACCGCTTGATCGTGATGGAGATTGAAACCTTAGAAAGACAATCAAAATTCCTTAATAAGTATATCGGCGGACCGCGCCCGCTGCGGGGTGTGCAGCTGACGGGGATGCCCAGGGGGACCAACGACCCGGAGGCGGCCATGCTTCAGCAGGTGGAAGAGGATGATCCTGTGTATCACATCGAAGAGCTAAGCAAAGAGCTGGGCCAGATGCTGATTGAATTCGAAAAGATTGTCAACGAGATCCGAGACCGCAGACTTTTCATCATCGTTCGGAATTACTACGCACTCGGCTGGACGGACGAGCGGATCGCCGAGGCGATGGAGCTGTCAAGGCAGACAATTCAGAAAATTCGCACAGATTATTTTAATTCATTGGCATGATTTGATAGAATTGGCACTGGATCTATGATTTAATATAAGCTGCAAATGACCGGCCGGGAGGCCAGCGACCAGGGTGGACATGACCTGGCCGCTTTCTTTTTGCTCACAATTTGGGGTGCTGTCCGGTTTGTTCCTTCCCGGGCGGCGGGTAGCGCACCGATCACGGCGAGGAGGGTCCGGGTGTGCATTCTGATGAGCGCATAGAGCGCTTCTACACTACGCAGGCATGGCGCAAGTGCCGCGCGGCATTCATTCGAGAGCGCGGCGGGCTGTGTGAGATCTGCGCCAAGAAGGGACTGATCGTGCCGGCGGTGCATGTGCATCATAAGATCCATATCACGCCGGACAACCTGGACAACCCGGCGATCACGCTGGACCACAGCAATCTGATGGCGTTGTGTGAGGAGTGCCACGCTGAGCAGCACCGGACGAAGCGCTGGCGCTGTGACCCGGACGGGCACGTCCGCCTGTGAGGCCCCCCTGGTCTGGCGTGGTACCGACGGCGGCCGCAGGGCTGGGGTGAAGATCCCCTGAAAGCTCCGGGTTGTCGCGTAACCCCCTACCTTTTCCGGATCGAGGCGAACTTAGAAGAAAGGAGGCAGATTTTCCATGGATAAGACACCGGAACAGATCGAAGTTGAAAGATTGACGGAAATATACAAAGGTCTGCCTCCGAAACAGTTCGCCCTGGCTCAGGGATTGATCATCCAGGCGGCCCGGCTGCGGGTGCGGCTCGACAAACTTTGGGCTGAGCTGGAAGAAAAAGGGGAGACCGAGTGGTTCACCCAGTCCGAGAAAACCGACCCGTATGAGCGGGAGCGCCCGGCCTCCCGGACTTTCACCGCGACGGACAAATCCTATCAGAGCATCATCAAGCAGCTGAATGACATGATCCCCGCGGAGGATGACAGCGGAGCGGATGAGCTGGATGAGTTCAGGTTATGAACGAAGAAAACGCGATCTACTCCTATTACCAGGGAATTCAGGATGGCAGCATCACCGTCGGAAAGTGGATCCGGATGCTGTACGAAGTAATCATAGACGGGCTTGAGAGCAAGCGGTGGTATTTCAACCAGCGCCGGGCCAACGCTGTGATCGGATTCATCGAAAAATACTGCCATCATTACAAGGGCGAGCTGGCGCCCGGCCGGATTAAGCTGGCGCTGTGGCAGAAAGCGGCGCTTAGCCTGATGTTTGGGATTGTGGACGCCGACGGCATCCGGCAGTTCACGGAGTGCATGCTGGTGGTCGGCCGGAAATGCGGCAAGACGTTGATTGCAGCCGGTATCGAGACCTATTTCGGATACGCCGGCGGGGAGTTCGGCTCGGAGATCTATTTCCTGGCGCCGAAACTGGCCCAGGCGGATCTGGCTTATGCTGCCCTGGAGTTCAACGTGGACCATGAGCCGGCGCTCAAGAAAAAGACCAAGAGCACCCGGACTCGCGGGCTCTACATTAAAGAGACCAACACAACGATCCAGAAGCTGCCATTTGCTGACAAGACAAGCGACGGTTATGGCCCGATGAGCTGGGTGGGTGATGAGGCCAGCAGCTGGAAGGGCGACCGCGGTCTGAAACAGTGGGAGGTCATGGTTTCCGGCACCGGTGCCCGGGTTGAGCCGTTTGGGCTTGCTATCAGCTCTGCTGGGTATGAAAACGACGGAATCTATGATGAGCTTTTCCGCCGGGGAACCGGCTTTCTGATGGGGAACAGCGGAGAGGAACACTTTCTCCCTATCCTGTACACGATCGACGACGTGGATCACTGGGATGACCTGAATGAGCTCAGGAAGAGCTTGCCGGGTCTCGGGGAAAGCGTGCCGATCAAGTTCATTTTGAAAGAAATCGCCACCGCCCGGGAAAGCCTTTCCAAACGGGTCGAGTTTTTGACGAAGTACTGCAACATCAAGCAGAACAGTTCTATGGCGTGGCTGACCGCGCAGGACGTGAAGAAGTGCTTCGGCGGGGAGATGACCCTGGAGGACCTGCGGCACAGCTACGCGCTGGGCGGGATTGACCTGAGCTTAGCGGTTGACCTGACCGCCGCGGTGGTCGTGATTGAAAAGGACGGCGTCAGCTGGTTCGACGTCATGTTCTTCATGCCGGAGAACAAGGTGCAGGAGGCCACGCAGCGGGACGGGCTGCCGTATGAGATCTACCGGCAGCGGGGACTGTTGACCGTCTGCGGGGAGAACACCGTGGACTACCACGCCGTGCATGACTGGTTCCGGATGCTGGAACGCGACTATGAGATCCTTTGCCTGAAGGTCGGGTACGACCGGTACAGCGCGGCTTATCTGGTGCAGGACATGGAGGCGGACGGCTTCAGCATGGAGAGCGTCAGCCAGGGGAGCAACCTGACCGGGGTGCTCATCGACATGGAGGGCATGATCAAGGACGGCCGGCTCAGGTGCATCGGGGACAACGACCTGATGAAGGTGCACATGCTGGACGCGGCCCTGAAGTTTGAGGACGGGACCAACCGGCGGCGGCTGGTCAAGATGAACGCGCGGAGCCATATCGACGGCATGGCCGCGCTGAGCGATGCTATCTGCATGCGGCACAACTACTACGAGGAAATGGCCGCCCAGCTGAGTAACGAGAGGTGAGAGAAATGGGACTGATTGAGAGAATCTTCGGGAGGACCCCGAAGAGCGCGCCGGCGGAAAGCGTGTACCGGACGCTGACGGCCTACTCGCCGGTTTTTACCAGCTGGGGCGGGCGGATCTATGAGAGCGACATGGTGCGGGCCGCGGTGGATGCTCGTGCCCGGCATGTGGCGAAGCTGCAGTATCGGATGGACGGGAGCGCGAGGCCGAAGCTGTGGACGGCGACCAGAAGCGCGCCGAACCCCTGGTACACCTGGCCGCAGTTCCTGGAGCGGTGCTCGAACATCTACGATGTGGAGAACAACCTGTTCATCGTGCCGCTGCTGGATGATGTCGGCGAGGTGACTGGATATTTCCCGGCGCTGCCCTCCAGCTGTGAGGTGGTCGACCGGGGCGGAGATCCGTACCTGAAATACCACTTCGTGGGCGGGCAGGTCCGGAGCGTGCGCCTGGCGCGGTGCGCGGTGATTACCAAGCACCAGCTGCGGGATGACTTCTTCGGAGAGAAGAACAGCGCCTTGCAGCCGACCATGGAGCTGGTCAACATTGTCAACCAGGGCATCATGGAGGGCGTGAAAAATTCCGCCACCTACCGTTTCATGGCCCAGCTGACCGGGAAGGCTTTCGACGAGGATCTACGGAAAGAGCGGGAGCGGTTCAACAAGAACAACTTCCAGACCGGCGGGGGCGGCCTACTGTTGTTCGGCGCGCAGTTTAACAACGTTCAGCAGCTGAAGCAGGACGGCTACAAGGTGGATCCGGAACAGCAGAAGCTGATCCGGGAGAACATAGAAAACTATTTTGGGGTCAGCGAGAAGGTGATCCGCAATGAGGCGACCGGCGACGAGCTGGACGCCTTTTTTAATGGATCCATTGAGCCCTTCGCCATCAAGCTCAGCGACGCGCTGACCAAGATGGTTTTCACGGAGCGTGAGCGTAACGGCGGGAACAAGATCATGTTCTCCGCCAACCGGCTGCAGTACATGAGCATTAACGCGAAGATCTCCATGGCTCAGCAGCTGGGCGACCGTGGCGTGCTGATGATCGATGAGATCCGGGAGCTGTTCAACTATGATCCGCTGCCGGATGGAGCCGGACAGCACGCGCCGATCCGCGGCGAGTATTACATGGTCGACGAAGGGAAGAAGGACGGAAATGCTGACGGGAACAACGACGACGGAGGATCTGGAGATGCTTCTGGAGATGACGCTGGGAACGGCAGCGGAAACGGAGGAAACGGACAATGAATAAAGAGATTCGGAGCCTGGAGTTTGAAATCCGGGCGGAGGAGACCGGGAAGGAAGAGCGGGCCGGAAGGCTGACCGGAACGCCGATTGTGTTCAATCAGGTGACGGATCTGGGATGGATCCGCGAGGTCATCGAGCCCGGCGCTCTGGATGACACGGATCTGAAGGACGTGCGGTTCCTGGTGGGGCATGACACGAGCGGGATCCCGCTGGCCAGGAGCCGGAACAACAACGCAAGCAGCACCATGCAGCTGTCAGTCAATGAAAACGGCATGGACATCCGGGTGGATCTCGACATTGAGAACAACCCCCGGGCAAAAGAGCTTTATTCCGCCGTGAAAAGGGGCGACATTACCGGGATGTCGTTCATGTTCACGGTTGATAAGGACGCATGGGAAGACCTGGAGAGCGAACAGCCCCTCCGCCGGATTACGGCGATCAGCAGGGTGTTCGAGGTCTCCGCGGTGACCTTCCCGGCGTATGAGGGCACGAGCCTGGAGGCGGCTTCCGAAGACTCCGCGCTGGAGAGCGCGAGGGCCTCGCTGGAGAGCGCAAGGAAGCAGCTGGCAGAGGAACGTGCCGCACAGGCCGAAGAGGAGCGCCGGACGGCGCTGATCGCGCGGCTGGAAAACCTGAACAAGGAGGTCAAACGCGATGAAGTTTGACGAGATGAACGGCGAACAGCTCCAGGCTCGCCTGGATGAGCTGAAGGCCGAGGTCGCGGAGGAAAAGCGCGATGCGCTGACCACCGATGAACTGGAAGAGCGGGTGAAAGAGATGGAGGCCATCACGGCCGAGATCGAAGCCCGCAAGGCCGCCGCCGCCGAAGAGGCGCGGAAGGCTGAAGAAGCTGCCCGGATGACGGGCAAACCGATTATTGAGGAGGACAGAAAAATGAATTACGACGTTTCTTCTCCTGAGTACAGGAGCGCGTTCCTGAAGTCCCTGAAGGGCATGGATCTGAACGCTGAAGAGCGGGAAGCCTATGTGGCGACCACCGGCGACACCACTGCGAACAATCACGGCGCGGGCCTGCTGGTCCCCACCGAGATGCTGAACAACATCTGGAGTCTGATCGAAGAGCAGCACGCGATTCTGGGCGACATCACCCTGTATCGCACCAACACCTACCTGAGCATCCCGGTGCATACCGCGATCGCCCAGGGTGACGCCACCGCCGTGAGCGAGAACGCCGCGAACGATGACGAAATCAACAACTTCATGACCGTGACGCTTCACGGCCGGGATTACTCCAAGACCGTCAAGATCTCCTACGCGATGGCGCAGATGAGCATTGACGCCCTGGAAGCCTACCTGACCAACGAGATCGCGGCCCGCCTGGGCGCGGCCATGGCCCGCGACACCATCGCCGGCATCCTGACAGACTACTACACCACGGACAACACCGTTGTCGCGCTGAGCAACACCCTGACCTACGGCGACGTGGCGAAGGCCTTCGGCGCGCTGAAGAACGCCAACGGTGGCGTTGTTGTCTACGGCACGAACAAAACCATCTATACCCGCCTGGCCACTCTGGAAGATACCGAAGGCCATCTGATCTTCCAGCCTGACGCCAACGCCGGCATCCAGGGTCGCCTGCTGGGCGCTCCCGTGAAGGAGGAGGACGCTCTGGCTGACGATGTGCTGCTGATCGGCTATTCCAAGAACGTGGTCGGCAACGTCGTGCAGGATGTCATGGTCGAAACCGACCGCGATATCAGCAAGCACGTGATCATCTATTCCGGCTATGCCCGGTACGAGTCCAAGCTGATCGCGCCCAAGAGCTTCGCGAAGATCACCGTCACCAGCGCCACCACGGCGGGCTGAGCGGGAGGTGACGCGGGATGAAGGTCATCGTGACGAAGGACTTCTATGACCTGACGGCCTTTTGCGGCCGCCGGGCCGGGGACGTAATCGAGGTGCCGGAAGACCGCGGCGCCATGCTGATCAAAATGCGGTTCGCGAAAGCGGAAGGCGCGAAGTCGGAGAAGGCGGATGCGCCGAAGGCGAAACCGGCAGCGAAAAGGACGGCGAAAAAGAACTGATCCGATGGCTTCGGCCTGACGATACCCCCAAGGCGGCAGGCTGCCCCTCCGCCTGGGGGATTTTTTGTGCAGGGGCGGCAAGGGGCAGCGACATGAAAACATTGATAGCAGTGCCGTGCATGGACACGGTGGACGCGTACTTTGCGAAGAGTCTGGCGCAGATGGCCCGCGTGGGCGACTGTATCGTGGAATTCGAGATCGGGACGTTGGTGAATTTCGCACGGGACCGGCTGGCTGGGAAAGCGATCGGCGCGGGATGCGATTTCATCCTGTGGCTTGACAGCGACATGGTTTTCGACGAGGACCTGATGATCCGGCTGATGGCCGACATCCGGCAGGGAGACCGGGACTTTGTGACCGGGGTCTACCACTATCGGAAACCGCCCTATAAGCCTGTGATCTGGGAAAAATTCAAGCGGACGGAGACTCACGGGACCGCGGAACAGGGACAGTATCTGCAGTATCCCAAGGACCGCCTTTTTGAGGTGGAAGCGTGCGGATTCGGCGGGTGCCTGATGCGGACGCGGATGATTGAGCCGGTCATGACGAAATACAACGCGTTGTTCTCGCCGATGGACCGGTGCGGGGAAGATATGAGCTTCTGCGCGAGGGCGACAGCCATGGGCTTTAAGTTCTGGGCCGATCCTTCCATCCAGCTGGGGCACCGTGGGTACATGATCTGCGACTGGCAGCAGTGGGACGCGTGGCAAGCACAAGAGCGAGGTGACACGAATGCTGAATGAAGCCAAGCTGGCCCTGAGGGTGACGGCGGACGAATATGATCCGGAAATCGCGAGCCTTTTGATGGCCGGTGCGAATGATCTTACGATCGCCGGGGTCGTGCTGCCAGGTACCGTCACTTTTTCCATCGACGGCGACACGGTGACGGACGAAAGCACGCTGACGGACCCGCTGGCCATGCGGGCGGTGCTCACCTACGCGGCGATGCGCTTCGGGACTCCCAAAAACTATGACCAACTGCGGGAGGCCTACGAGACGCAGAAGGTCCAGCTGATGCACGCGAGCGCATACACCGACTACGGGGAGGATGACGGCCATGCTGAAAGCTGACGTGTGCGACCTGATCCAGGTAAGCCCGGCGGCCGAAGGCGTAGGCATCGAGCGCACGGAGACGCGACGGCGCGTGTTCTGCACGATCAGAAGCATCGGCATGCAGGAAGCCTATCAGGCGATGGGGCAGGGACTGGCCCCGGAGCTGAAGGTGATCCTGGCGCACGACTTCGAGTATCGCGATGAACCGCTGCTGGAGCTGGGCGGGAAGAGACACAAAATTCTGCGGACCTATGTCACAGAAGACGACGGTATCGAGCTGACAGTGCAAAAAGTGACAGGCAACGCGCGGGAGGGATGATACATGCCGAGCGAATACGAGGCGCTGGTCTCCGCCCTGCAGGCCACCGGGATCCCGTTTGCGGAGTACGGCTGGAAGACCCGGCCGGAAGGGGCCTATGGCGTGGTGAGCCTGGACTATGAGGCCGGAAGCCGCGACGGCGACGGCGTGAAGTGCGACCGGAGTTTTTCCGCCAGCGTGGATCTGTTTTACAGCCTGCTTTCGGACCGGAACGCTATGGTTCCGGAGATCGAAAGCGTGCTTGAGGAGATCTGCGGCGGGAGCTGGGAGCTGAACAGCATCCAGCACGAGACCGGCACCGGGCTTTTTCACATTGAGTGGACCTGCCAGGTGACGGACGAAGGGAGCTGACGGCCATGGCCTACGTGATGAAGGCAGATGGCCTGGATGAGGTCGCCGCTATCCTGAACGCCCTGGAAGGGAGCGCCCAGCCGGTCGCCAGCATGTCCCTGTATGAGGGAGCCGGCGCAATGGCCAAGACCATCCGCAGCGAGGTGAACGCCATCAGGACCGCGCCTTTCAAGTATGCGAAGAGCGGAGAAACCCGCCTGCCCAGCCCGGAGGAAAAAGCCATCCTTGTGGCGGCCGAGGGCATGGGCATCGCGACGTTCGATAAGAACGGCAGCGAGGTGAATACCTCAGTTGGCTATCAGAACAGCGGATACGTCAGCGTCCCGTGGAATCACGCGAGAACCGGGGTGCGGACGAACTACCACATCGATGCCAGCGGCCGGGCCCGCGACAGCACATACGAGTACAGGGGCGTGAAGGCCAAGCCCATCCCGGTGATCGCCAACGCCATCAACTCTGGGACCAGTTTCATGAAAAAACAGCCCTTTTTCCGCAGGGCGGTACAAAGGGGCACACCCAAGGCCGAGGAAGCGATTGTCCGGACGGCGGAAGCGCTTATGGAGGCCATCATATCAAGCAATGGGGAGGAAAACGCAAATGAACGCTAATGTGGGTATGCTGCACCCCGTGGCCGCGCCTGTGAGCGCTTACACGGAGGGCACGAGTATCACATACGGCACCGGCGCCAGGATCGCCGAGGCTGTGAGCGCCAGCCTGAGCTGGGACCGCTCTGACGGCCGCTTCTACGGCGACGACGTACAGCTTGACAGCGACAACGGTATCAACGGCTACACCCTGGACTTCGAGCCCACGGGCCTGACCGATGAGGCGCGTGCGCTGCTGCTGGGCGAGGTCGCTTCCAGCGGATCCACGGCCACGGGCGAGTATTCCGTGACCGCGGACGCGGCTCCGGACGTCGGCTTCGGCTACGTGCGCGTGATGCGCAAGACCGGGGACAGCGGCGTCGTGACCAGCTATGAGGGCTGGTGGTTCTACAAAATCAAGTTCGGCGTTTCCAGCGAGGAAACCCGGACGAAAGAGCAGACCATCGAATGGCGGACGCCGACGCTGAGCGGCACCGGATCCGGCGTCGTGCTGGCTTCGGACGGCAAGGTCGTGTATGCGGTGCATAAGACCTTTGCAACCAAGGCGGCGGCGATCGACTGGGTGGACGGCAAGGCCGGCCTCTGATGCGCTGCGCGGAGGCGGAGGGCGTGCGTGCTCTCCGCTTCCGGCTTTTTTCGATAATGAAGGAAGGACTGAAGGAACAATGGCGGAGATTATGCTGAAGGGGCGGCGGGTGCCGCTTTTATACACTGTGTTGGAAATGAAGACCGTCCAGGAGGAAATCGGGCCCCTGGGCGATTTGCAGTATACGCTTTTCGGACGGGACAGGGATGATCCGGAAAGCACGGCAAAATACGCCGGGCCGGAGCATCTGGATGCCGTGGCGAAGATGATCCGGATCCTGGGAAACGCCGGGCTTGAGGAAAGCGGCGAAAAGCCGGATCTGACCGACCGGAAGGTGCTTCGGGCCATGCGGCCGACGGATCTGGCCGAGGCGGTGAACGCCTGCGTCGCCGCGATGAACGAGGGCATGGCCAGCGAGGTCATCGAGGCGGACGATCAGGATCAGGGGCCGGTCGACGTGGTGCTTGAGGAAATGAAAAAAAAAGAAGCGACGGGCGGCTGACGTATCTGCTGGTGGTCAGCTGGGGGCTGATCGCCGGGCTGAGCCTTGCGGAGATCCACAGGATGCGGCCTGGGGCGGTGTATGACCTTTTCATCTACCGCCGGAAGTATGACGATCAGCAGCACATGCTGGTAAGGGAGTGAGGAAATGGCTGGCGTAAACGTCAAGATGGGGGTCTCCGGGGTCTCCGCATTCAAGAAGGGCATCAACGAGAGCAAGCAGGCCGTCAAGACTTTTGACGAAGCCCTGAAACTGAATGAGGCCCAGCTGAAGGCCACCGGCGACGCGGAAACCTATCTGGAGAACAAGTCGAAGCTCCTGGGCCAGCAGATGAAGGCGCAGCAGCAGGTGGTCAAGCAGGCGGAAGCGGCCCTGGAACAGATGAAGCGGAACGGTGTGAGCGCTTCGTCCACGGAATTCCAGCGGATGCAGCAGCAGGTCATGCAGGCCCGCACCAAGCTGATGGAGATCAAGGGCTCCATGGAGGGTGCTGGCAGCAGTGCCAAGGACCTCGGGGATAAGATCGGCGGCATCGGGAAGGGCGTCGCTTGGGACAACGTGGCCGAGGGTATCGGAAAGATCACGAATCAGCTGGCGAACGGCGCCCGGGCGGCGGTGAATTTCGGCAAAAAGCTGATCGCCAGCGCCAAGGGCAGCACCGGGCTGGCCGATGAGATCAAGACCACCGTGGACCAGTACGAGGACATGGGGCTGACGGCGGACAGCTATCAGCGGATGGTCAAGGTGGCCGAGTTCATTGACACGCCGGTGGACGCGATCCTGACCGCACGGAGCCGGATGGCCAAGGCGCTGACCACAGACAAGGGCGTCAAGAACATGGAGGAGGTCCTTGGGATCACGCTCAACGGGCAGAGCTCTGTGGATCTCTTCTGGGAGACCGGCGAGGCCCTGATGAATATGGGCGAGAGCTTCGATAAGGAAGCCGCCGCACAGAACCTTTTCGGGCGGAGCTGGCGCGAGCTGAGGCCGCTGTTTAAGGCCGGCCGGGATGAGTATGAAAAGATGCTCTCCGAGCAGAATGTGCTCACGGATGAACAGGTTGAAAAGCTCGGGAAGGCCGATGATGCCATCAAGAGCGTGGAACAGGAAATTGAAACGCTGAAGGCCAAGTTCTGGGCGGAGAATGCTGATACTATCACAAGCCTTTTGGAGTGGATGGTGGATAACAAGGACGCCGTCGTCACCGCGTTGGGTGCGATCGGCGTTGCCTTCGGCGGTCTTAAGATCGTGGAGATGGGCGCGAATATCGGAAAGGTCGTCGATGGGATTAAAACCCTGATGAACATCGGAGGCGGCGGAGGCGCGGGCGGCGGCGTGGGCGGCGTTGTCACCGGCGTCGGCGGGGCGATAAAGACCGCCCTGGCTGCTGGACTGAAGGCCGCGGCGCCTGCCCTGGGCGTGACCGCTTTGGCGTTGACGCCGGCAATTCTGGCACAGAATGCCACATGGGCTGAGAGCGAAAGCCAGCGCCAGGCACGGATCGGTGCGGTCGGCACGTCGCAGAGCGCAAACGCCGAGTTCGTACGGAAGGCGGCGGAGGCCGTGACCATCCGGAATGGTGCGAATGCGGACTTCGGGGCCATGGAGGCGCTGCTGATGGGGCTCAGCTCCCGGAAGAACCAGCAGAAGGCCGAGCTGTACAACGTGCTGCAGAACGCTGCGCCTACGGCCGGGAGCAATACGTGGGGCCTGTTGAACCGTTTGTGGGGCGGCGAGGCGATGGACTCGGCCACCATACACGAGATGCTGGAGAACATCACCGATGCCTTCGCGGCTGCGGAGAACAAGGTGCAGGTGCCGGTCGAGCCCGCCGTCGAGGACGGGGCAGCTGAGGCCATCAGCCAGGAGATCGGCGCGGTGCCGGTGACGGTTATCCCGCAGATCGCCGGCTTCGGCAGCCATGCGAACGGCCTCCCATTCGTCCCATTCGACGGCTATATGGCCATGCTGCACCGCGGGGAGCGGGTCATGCCGGCGCGGGATAACCGGCAGTATACCTATAACTCGAATACGTATTTCGGGAACGTGAATTTGAACAACGGCCTGGAGATCGACCGGCTGAGCGAGAGCATTGCCAGGCAGAACCGGAAGACGCAGCGCGGGTTTGGATCATAAGGAGGCTGACGGAGAATGGCGGCACATTGGTTTACGTTTGCGGGCACCGACAGCCGGAACATGCACATCCGGGTGCCGGACAGGATCCCCGTGATCCGGCCCGAGGAACGCGTGGAGCACGTCACCATCCCCGGGCGGAGCGGAGAGCTCACCCAGGTGGAGGGCGACGATATTTACAATTCCTACATTCAGACGGTCCGGATCTCCGTGCTGGGCCGCGAGTACATCCGGCCGGCGGAGAGCTGGCTGCGGGGTGAGGGCATGGTTACTTTCAGCTGCCAGCCGGATCTGCAGCAGCATGCGCGGATCATCAACGCGGTGACTTTCGAGCAACACAGCCGGAATCTGGATATCTGGCACGGAGATCTGCAGTTTTATTGTGACCCGTGCAAGCGGTTGATCACCGAGGGCGACAGTTTGATCACAGAGAGCGGGACGGCCATCACCAATCCAGGCAGTATGATCGCGCTGCCGCTGATTGTTATGCACGGCAGCGGGCGCGTCACCCTGCGGATGGGCGGTAACTCGCTGGTGATTCCGTCGCTGACGGACGGGTGGATCCTCGACGCGGAAAACAAGTGGATTTTAGGCAGCAATGGGCGGCCGCTGGCGGGCGTCTGGAGCGGGGAATTCCCCGTGCTGCCGGTCGGCGAAAGCCTGATACAGTGGACGGGCGGGATTACAAGCCTTGTGATTACTCCGCGATGGAGATTTTTGTGATGTGATGGAGGT